CAGTAACTTCTAACAATCATAAATTTTTAAGTGAAGAATTACGTATGTCCGCAGGAACATTAAGGGGAGTACCATTACTAGCAGATCATAGAAACGAGATAGACTCAATTAAGGGTAGAGTTTTAAACGGAACTTTTGATGAATCAACAGAAAGGGTAAACTTTAAAGCAACAGTAATAGACGAAACAGCAAAACAGATGATAAAAGATGGAAGATTAAATTCTGTATCAGTTGGGGCGGCAGTTGAAAGCGTTGAGGAAGGAGAAGATGGAACATTCATACCTAGAGGAATAACTTTTAAAGAATTAAGCTTGGTGGCAGTACCAGCTGATTCAGGTGCAACATTTGGGCTAGCATTAAAAGAGGCATATCTATCACAATCACATTCACCTAGTGGAGACTTTAATACAGTTAAAAAGGAGGATAAAGAAATGAAAGAAGTAGAAGAGAAAAAGAATGTTACAGAGACTGAAGAAGAAGCTAAACCAGAAGAAACTAAAGAGGAAGAAGAAGTGAAAGCTGAAGCAGAACCTGAAGTAGAAGCTGAGGAAGCTAAAGAAGAAGTTGAAAGTAACGAGACAACTGAAGCTCTTAAGTCACAAATTGCAGAACTTACTAAATCAGTAGAGGCCTTAAAGGAATCTATGAAAGTAAAAGAAGCAGATGGTGATGAAGCTGAAGCTGAAGCTGAGACTGAAGAAAAATCTGAAGACGAAGAAGAAGCTGAGGAAGCTGAAGAGGTAAGTGAAAGTTATAAGATTGTTCAAGGACACAAAGCATTCTCTCTAATTCGTAATAAATACTAAACATGGTAGTAAATACATTAGGATATATTCCTATAGCAGACGGCGAAGTGCCAAGAATTTACACAGCAACTGCAAGAGACGATCTAGCAGCTGGAGACCTAGTTGTTGCATCAGGAGCAGCAGCATCAGTAGGATCTGGAGTTAGTAGTTATGCAACAAGCGATGTAATTGTTACAACTATTGCTGATTCAAATGTTTGTAACGGAGTAGTTACAATCGGAGCAACAAGTGGAAATATTGTATCAGTTGCCACACGTGGAACTATTTTGGCTAGAGCAGCTGGAATTATATCAGGTGGACAACAAGTTATTCCAGTTAGTGGAACAGCTCAAGGATTCGCAGCTTACTTAATTGGTTCAGCGACTGTAACAAGTCAGACTGGAACACCAGTAGGAAGAGCAAGAACAACATCAGCAAGTGGAACAGCATTATACTTCGTTCTAGATTTAAACTTTTAAAATGGCTTTTACAAAAATTAAAGAATACATTGATACTGACATGGGAACTGCAGGAACTTTATTGATCCCCAAGTTAATTATGCCAGCTATGATCGAGGAAGTAGATAAAACTCTATTACCAAGAGAAATGGCAGCACAGGTATGGTCACCCAATCAAATTCAAGGAAGCTCATTCACAGTTAATCTGGAAGAAGTAGATTCTATGTCAATCCGATCAGTCGGAGAAGGCGCAGAGTTCGTTCTAGACAACCAAGGTTACGATTCGGTTACATTTACACCAGTTAAATACGGTGTAGCAATCAGAATCACTCGTGAGATGATGGAAGACTCGCAATTCGAACTATTACAACGTAATATTAGACTAGCAGGTAAAAGATTCGCAGAGAACGAGACTAAGTTGATTATAACAGCACTTGACGGAGCAAGCACAACAGTTGCCGGTGGAGCACAAATAACAATTGCAAACATTACAGAAGCTATGCAAGATTTAGAAGACGTAGACTATGTTGCTACAGACTTTATTGTAGGAAACGAAGTAGTTAATGATCTAAGGAACATTGACACATTCGTAGAAGCAAATAAGGCTGGTAACACGGATATGCTTTCTCGTGGTTTTGTTGGTAGTATTTTTGGAATAAATGTAGCTAGATTTAGCGCATCAACCAAAGTATCACCAAGCGCAACTTACAAGAAATATGCATATATGTTCGATAGATCGCAAGCTTACGGTATAGCTATTAAAAGAGACTTAAGCGTAGAAAACTTTATGTTGCCTACATTTGATATGGAAGGCGCTGTAATATCTCAAAGAATAGACGTTGAATTGTTAAGAAGTGACGCTATAGTTAAAATAACAACTGCATAAGCATACGTAATTTTTTTTTATTTTTATTTTTTATTGGTCGGCGGACAGAAAACGCAAGACAGCAGTGTCTCTAAAAACTAATTAAATGGAGAAAAAAACAAAATGACAACAGGAAGTTTATTGCTAGGATGCACAAAGGGAATGGGTAAAGCGTTAGGAGTGTCTGGATTAGATATTTCAAACGAGATTACATATGTAGAAGGATCCCCAAACGATGTGTTAACTATTAGTACCGGAAGCGATATTGCATTTGATGGAGTTAACGGGCAATTTTATTTGGGCAAAGGCCAAAATGGAAGTTCGTGGATTAAATTAGGATCAACAGCATAAGTAGGAGGTAAAAATGGTAGCAGAACTATATACAGTAACATTCGCATCGGGAATAGTAGCACCCTCAGGAAATCATGCAGTTTGTATGAGTTTACTTTGTGGCGTTAGTGGAACAACAGTAATCCCAATGAGAGTAGATGAGACTGGCAAATTATTGACAGCCTCAGGAGCTTAAAATGGCACTTAGCACAATAGGCTCGATAGCTAATCATGTTAACGAGAGTTTCGTATTACCGGCAGGTGTAAGCGGAAATTTAGTAGAAACAGTGAATATGTCCCTTGTAGATGTCCAAAATTACACAGGACAGACAATAGGTTCAAATTCAATTGAATTACAATATCAGAGTTCTATAGTAAATTTTTCTAAAGCTCAAGCATTAGATGAGGCATTCAGTTGGGCAGCAACAGTTGGAACAAGTGGTACATCTGCAATATTTTCATCAGGAACAAGTGCTGCGGATAAGTTATCATTAGGAGAGTTAAGCATTGAGTCAGAATCAATGTCAGAATCAAATGCACTAAAGGCAATTAGTTCTATGTCAAAAGAGGCCCCAACAATGTTCAGGAAGATGGCACTTAATTCTCTAGAATCAATCGGTCGAAAGTCACGATTCGCTAGAAGCATATCATAATGACAATTAGCACAACCTTACAAGATGGATTCAATAAAATTATAGCAAATGCTGGAACACAAATAAAATTAAGATATTTTAATATGACAATAGGTTCAGTGTGGGATGATGAAGCAACATTAAGTCAATCAGGTGCAGACCTATGGACAAGTGGCTTAATTCAACCAGTAACAGACAGAGAGGGGACAAGTGACTCATTACTTTTAGAACAAGGAAAACTAATTAATGCAGATAAAAAGCTATTTTTAACAGGATCATTAATGACAACAGGCAGTATAAACAAATTTGACGTTCAAATAGGAAGCCCAATAGGAGATGTTTATACAAGCATACCAGATGGGGCAGAAGTATGGGAATCTAACGGACAAAAGGTCTACAAAAAACAATACATCCGGAGACTTACCGGGAGTATAGTATGAGCACAGGAATAACAGTTCTAAACACAAAGCAAGTATCATTATTTTTAAATGCTAAGAAGAAATTACTTCAAGGCAATGTTAAAAAAGGACTAAGTAAGGCTGCAATTTATGTTCATGGAGAAGTTAAAGAGTCTATAGCAGGTAAAAGAGCAGAGCCAACCAGTGTAGATACAGGGCAACTCCTTAATTCTGTAGGATTTGAAGCTAAAGATGAGACTGCTATGGTTTTTAGTAATATAGAGCACGCGGGATTCATAGAAAACGGAACAAGTAGAATACCAGCAAGGCATCATTTTAGAAATTCAAAGGATAGAAGTAAAAAGAAAATAAGTGAATTAATAGGCGCGAGTATCAAATTATAGCTATATACTACCCAAATTAACCTTTAAATACAAAAATACATTGAATAATTTGAATGCAAGCGAGTATTCGAACACAAAGCGATGACAACAAGATCTACAATTATAGGAGATGTATTATACTTTCTAAAGACTTTAATCAGTTCTAACGTAACAGACCCAATAGAGTCATCAAGAGGTTCGAGTTCTAAATTTGTGATGACTAGCTTTCCAGAACGTGAAGTTAAATATCCATTAGTTGTGGTACAGGTTACAAATATGGAAGAATCACGCGCAGGAATGCAGACAGTAGCAATGGACATAACCCTATCAGTAGAAATAAGAGTATGGAGCAAATCAGTAACACAATCAGACAAACTATCACAAGCAATATCAAACTTACTAGCAAATAAGCAATTCACATCAAATGGGTCAATAGATAACGACTTTCATGACTTTAATCTTCCTTCAGCCGTCCGAGTAGACGAACCAGGCGAAGGTGGAACTAAATCAAGAGTCATGCAGGGACAGTATAGATTCTTTAACGTAATATAAAAATGAGTGACATAGACGAAATTCAAAGAGTGAATGAAGGCTATTACGAGCCGAAAGAAGTAAATGTAGATTGGGCCGAGGAATTGGTAGAGATAAAAGGAATAGGAAGAAAGACAGTAGAAGATATTAAGAGAGCCTACAGAACAGTAGACGAATTAATATTGGCTGCACTAGAAGACAGACTTCCACTAAGAGATG